CATGGGATAATTAGTATAATTTTAATTTTATTCAACGAGTGTCCCGTGGGATCTACGAATGACACGAAGTGCTTCGAGATTCATATCCTTGGTGCCACCATCATATGCATGAGCATAACCTTCTTCAATCATTTGTTCGTTAAGGGACACACTGTCGTCCCCAATGTAAAGCCAACAAAGAAGACGCCCATATTTACCGACGCCACCAACAAGTTCAGTCCTAATAAACAACTGATCATCACCAGCAATGGTTGATTCAAGTTTACCTTTGAGCCAATTTGTTGCATCGATACCAAGTGCTTTCTCTTCTAGATTACGGGTTCTTTTCTCAGGAGTATCGACTCCTGCAATTCTTACCCGTTCTTTTTTATATAGTTCGAAACCAAGATCGATTGTTACGTCAATAGTGTCCCCGTCAAGGACTCTGTTGATCTCCGTCACTCGGAAGTTGTAACAACTCTTCCTGCTCGGGGGCACCATTTCTGCCATCGTTCATCTCCTTGAATGATCCTTTCAATATGTAGTAGATATACCAACTTACTATTATGAGAAGGATTGCAACCATCCAGATAACACCCCATACGGGGTCACCGTAATTTTCGTGAGTCCTAAGAACTAGTTCCATCTAACCCATTATGTTTACATCTATTCCTAAGAATGGTGCGATCTTTCCAATGACTCTCAGAAAACCATCGACAAACGCACCAAGGAATGCGAATCCAAGCAACATACTAATAAGTGAAGCATTACGATTATGCCTACGAATCTTATCTTCAATCATTTCATCCACTTCATCACGTGTTGGATGGTTGGGTAGAATTTCTTTAAAACGATTTGTCATTGGTTCGTCTCCAAGTTCGGGTAGATGGAAATCGAAGTCTATAATATCTTCGGATGCCCAAAAATCTTCCCAATCTTTTGGTGAATCGGTTACGTCTTTTATCTCTGGTTTTTCTGGTGTTTGAGTCATTTTAGTTTACGTGAATTGTTCCAGTCATTCCTGCTCCTTGATGTGGACCACAAAAGAATTCGTAGTCTCCAGCATCAGCAAAAAGGATGTCTTGAGATTCACCAGGGGAGAACATAAGAGACTCTCTGGATAAATCTGCTCGACCTTCTACAATGATATTATGTGGAGGCAACATATTATTCACAAAGTGAACAGTATCACCTGCAGATATGGTAATATCGTTAGGTTCGAAAACTAGGTTTCCATTGCTTCCCATAGTTACATCAACAGCATACACAGGGAATGCAAAGAACAACGTAGCAACGAATGCTAAAATGAACTTCATACTTAAGTTTATCAACTAGAAGTATTTAACTGTGTACAAAAATGAGTTTATGGTTAGTCAGGAATCCCTGTTTTTACCAAACACACTGATTGCACCGTCAACAAAACCACGTCGATAATCCCAAGTATCACCACCTATTTGCCCTCTCTTAGGGTTGATGCACTTGTCGTAATCTGGATCGGTATCACTAATATTATTGCATACTAATCCTGCTAAGTCTAGTTCGTTACCTTTAGCGCCAGTACCAGTCCAACGGTGTTCACCGTTTAACCAAGTAGCACCACATTTGTCACAAACCTTTTGCTCAAATTGCATTGGTGGTCTCCCACAGGTTACTAGAAGAATTTAGGATAATAAATGATATATGTCAAGAAACTCTTTGCGAAGAGATCCGTTACCGCAAGGTGAAACTTTGCTCTACCAATATTTTTATCCATTAGCACTTCCACTTGCGTAATGCTAATGCTTTACGAGTGGGTTTACCTTTCTCATCTTTCATCGGTCCTTTGACTCCACCCATTCTAGCGCAGAAAGATCTTTTCCTAGGACCCCCTTCAGGTTGAGGTGCTTTAAGATCAGACCCAGGATTTTCTCTCTCATAAGATTTTCTGCCCTTTTCGTTGAGTCCACCTTCTTTATTCTTTCCTTCCTTTCTTTGCCAAGCACTTTCATTTACGTCCTTGTCCTGTAGGAAGGAGACAGGAGATTTTTCTGGTTTCTTTTTCTTCTTACTATCCTTACCACCAAGTGCTGCCTTAGCAACTTTACCTGCTGAGTATGGATTATCTTTCTCTTTATTTCTCTTCGTATCATTACGAATCTCTCTCATCTTTAATGCGTGAGAGATCTTTCTTCTGGCAGAAGGTCTACCAATAGGAGGATTAGTTTTATCAATTGCTCGCGCTACAGAGAGTCCCACACCTTCTTCGATGGGGTCATCTTTAGTGTCTTGGAATTCTCTGAACGATTTCATTTTTCCTTGTTGTTTTTAGGGTTGGATGCACAATTTGCTTCGTGCTTTTCGATCCAGGTTTTAGGACGCCAATGTCCTTGGGGTGAAGTTAATCCACAATACTGGCATACCCACTGTGCGTTGTCGTTTTGATCAGCCATAATGAAACTTTCTGTCCTTAGATTTAGATGGTAGTTTGCCTGAACGCACCTTAGTGGATGATGTTTCACCATATCCTGCAGGGTGCTTTCCTGCTTTTGTTTTGCCAACGCTGTCAGACTTTGCCTTACTTCCCTTATCTGTGTAGTGAAGTTTAGCAGACTTGTCCTTGTCTTTAGTAATCACAGATTCTTGTCCGTGCTTACGACCCAGACGGCGCATCACTTTGCCGAATCTACGTTTCGACATTTTATCGGGTTTGGTAGTGTGGTACGAAACCTCACGACCTGTCTCACCTGAATCATATTTATATTCTCCAACACCTTTCTTGTGACCAATACCGTGCTTCTTCAGACCTTTCTCAAGATCTTTTCTTTTACCACGGTTCTTCTTTTCATCAGAACCACGGTCAGCACTGATATGTCCAGTCACTTTGGTTTTGGATTTATCCATAGCACGGGCGAGACCACCCTCGGAGATAAACTCTCCGAATCCCATTATAGCATACGATTGTGTTTGTAGGTGCATATCGGTAGAACCCTTTTGCTGAACAGACTTTCTTTGGAGTTGCAACTTCCTAAGGTTGATCATAAGTTGCCTGCGGTCTAGAAGTTGTTTGGTCTTCTTGATCGCCTGATTCTTTGGATCTTTAACTTCTTTGTTGGGTTGCGCTTCCATATTAACCACCAATTACTTGGACTTGCTCGACAACAACATCGGCACTACCAGCAGTGAGTTTCACAGTTCTCTTGATCATAGGAACAGTGTTTGCAACGATGTCTGCATCGCTTAAGACATATGCAGAACCTGCACCAGATGCATCAATATCAGTTGTGATTGTCTGGTCAGTTACAGCAGTTACCTTCTTACCACCTGAAGCGGCAGATTCAAAGTCTGTTCCAAAACCATTTGTATCACCACCATCAACTGTTTCGATATAGTCACCGACTGAGAATGTATGTCTTCCCCCTGCTCCTGTACCGTTGCCCGCTCCACCAACGCTGAAAACTGCTGTGGCAGCATTAGTAGCGGCGTGGACGCTAATGTTTTTTGATTTCCCACAGGAAAGTAATACTGCTTCACCTGCTGCAAGTGTGATTGCAGGACCAGCATTGAATTTAATGGTTGAAGCGGAAGCAGCATACGCCCGTACAACACCAGTTTTAACGACAATATAAGCGGTACCTGATCCACTCACTGTCGTAGTATCTAATACATTTAATACAGACATCGACTTTTTAATACTTGTTTTTACTATTTATCAGATTTTTGTTGCTTCAGGAACTTTGCGAGTTCCGCTGTTGAACCAACGAACATTGTATTGTTAGTAACGTTCTGTGCTGCTTTGTTCTTCGGTCCTTCTTCAATCTCCATCATTTTCTTATGAAGGTCCGCTAACTTATCCGCAGTATCGGCAACGTTCTTAATTAAATTACCAGCAACTTCGTATGCTCTAGGTGAGTCAGACTCTTGTGCCAACTCAAGAATACCATCAACTGCCTCCTGACCTTTCTCGATCAGTGCGTAAAAGTTTCCACGAGAATACTCATAGTCCTTGACCTGATGATCAGTGACATTTGGTACAATTGAATTATTCTTTTGTGGTTTACCTTGTTCTACCAAGGATGTTTCCACATCAAGAGCATCTTCAATACCGTCGTATTTACTCGTCTGCCCCTGTGACTGGGTTTCTTGATTTGCCATCTGAGAATTCACTATAGAGTTCATTAAATCCGAAGTTATCATCTGGATCTGCAGTGAGAGGATCAGGTTGAACTGTGTACCTCATCTCGCGTGCTGCAGTTGTCTTGGAATCCAGTGCAGTATCCACGATCGATTTCTTAATAAGTTTATTGGTAACGTCAGAGACAGGACCATAAACATATGTTTTAGCAGAGAACGAAAGTGTATAGATTAGAGTTCTACGTGTGGTGTAATCACCTTCATAGTCATCTTCATAAACAACTGAGTTCAATGTGACTGGAAAGTCTTTAACTTCGCCGATCGCTTCCTGAAGATTCAGGGTTATGTTGAACATCGGTTGAAAGAATGGTAAGATCTGTTCAAGAATCTGGAGACCATCATCTTGGTTCTTTGCCATAATCGATAGTTCAAAGTCCACATTGTATGGGACTGGCATAAACGATTTTCTAGTCTTGCTGTCAGTACCCGTATAACGAATCACCTGTGTGGGTGATACTTTTCTGGTAGCATCATAAGCAAAACCAGAGATCTCAAAAGAGATTCTAGGTAGTGTGATCTGTACAGCATCTTTAGTTGTAAGATCTCCTACTTGCTTAAGACGTGCAAGGAACTTATCTTTAGGACCATATGCCAAGGGTACTTTCATAACCTCACTTCTACTACCTTCCGTACGCTTGATTTCAATATTATTGAACAGTGTACCGAAAGCAATAACAGTCTTTCTAAAAATTTCGTTGTAAGAATAGGTTCCTAACATTACTGAGCGCCTCCAATTTCACCAAAAGGGTTACCTTCACTAAAGTCAATTAGAGCGTCCCCAAGAGTCTCAAAGGATGAATTCGCTTCAAACTCTGAGTTCGTATTATTTAGTGTATTGTAACTTGCAGTAGTCCAGGCAGCACCTGAAGTTTGACCAGTTACTGTTTCAGGAATGGTGAAAATACCAGACCTGTTGTACACTTGTAGTTGTCTATTAGTTGAATCCCAAGACTTAACTTCGGCAGTAACATTAGATGTACCACCTGCGATCTCTTCACCAACTGTAAATGTACCAGTACCACCAGTAGCAAAGTTGACAGTGATAGTCTGTGCAAGGTTTCTCTCGATAACATCGATTGCTTCGACGCCAGTATCGAGGTCCTCTCCACTGTATTCGAAGAGTTCACACTTGAGACCCCATACGTGGATCTTATTTAATTGATAGAATGGTTGTTCGTGCTCAACATATTGAATAGAAAATAACTTATTAGCAAGAGGGAAGTAAATCAAATCTCCTTCATTTGGTCTACCTTCTACAACCAGTGTTGTATTATCATCTACTAGATCTTGAAATCTTTTACGTGCAATAATAAAGTTAACTTGATCAGCAATCCTTACACCAAATTTACTGAACAGATCTCCATCTCCACCAAACCCCTGTACGTTTTCTAGGTATCCTTCGATTTGATATGCAGAGTCAAATGAATTCAAAAAATCTTCTCCAAGAACTGTATCCTCAGAAACCAATGTCTTAGGGATGTAGTAAAGTTCTACACCAAACATTTTAATTTGTTCTACGACAAGATCTTCAACGAGTTGTTGCTCGCCGCTTGTCCCTTGTGTGAAGTAAGAATTAGTAGGCATTACCCGATCATATCTAGAGGTGGCATTTCGTATGTGCTACGGAGTTTTT